GTTCCAATCTGGCTCGTTTTCTAACTCGCCCTTCAAAGTCGCTTCCATTCTAGGTAACAACTGTGAATAAATTGCATCTTTTTGAGAAACCTCTTGTTGTTGAGCCTCTATAGCTTTTCGCTGTTCGGCTAACTCCTGAGTTTTTCTCGTATAATCTCTTTGGCGACTGTATCCGTTTTGGAGTTCTTCAAGCGTAACCTCTGTATCTTGGCCATCTACTTTTATTGTATATAGCTGTGGTTGCTCGGACTCCTCTTCTTCTACTTGATCTTCTTGGAGTTCTTGTTCTGCATCTTCTTCAACTTCATCTTCAACGATTTCATCATCTTCAATGACTTCATCTTCAATGACTTCCTCTTCGTTGACTACATCTTCTGATGCTTGTTCTGTTTCGTTTTCTGGTTGTTCCTCTGGAGTCAAAAAACTTTCAAAAGACTGTTCAGCCTCTTGCATGTTTGTTTGTAAACCAGTCGGCTTTGCGTTATTGGTCATTATTCATTCCTTAAAAATGTAAAGTAATATTTTACTATATTACTTGTAGTTTACACAACCTTATGCAGTCTGCCTAATTGTGATTTTGTAATCTTGCCCTTTTCTATAATAATCCGTAGATGTTTTTCAACTTCGGGCAACAGCTTTATAGCTTTGTGTAAATTTTCTCTAGTATCTATATCATCTCCTTCTGAAGATAACCATAGATTTGTGTACTCATCTTTAAGTATTTGTATTGCGTTTTTAAATGTTTCAGAGTTTAGAATTAACTCCGCTTCGTTTGAATGTAAAATCTCTTCTTGTGATGCCATTAACTAAATAAACCTAATGGCAATCGCTCAATACTAAAGTCTGCTCTATTTGGAATCATTGGTGGAATCATTGGTGGAATCATTGGTGGAATCATTGGTGGAATCATTGGTGGCATGACTGGAATTTCAGGAATATTAATATCTTCCATTGGTGGCATTGGTGGCATCATTTCTTCTGGTCTAAAGAAATCTTCTGAACGCCTTATACCTGGCCCAAAACCAATATCTTCTAGTGGTGGTATTGGTGGGATTATACGAGGATTAACAGGAGGTAAAACTGGTTTGCCTACTACTGGAGGCAAAGCATTTTCAGGATTCATTTCACCAATTAGTGGTGTTTGCACAGGCGGAACATCTGGAACACTAATTTTTTCTTTATTTGTTGGTTTTGTAATAGTTCTAAATGAATCTAAAATGCTTTGAATACCTGAAAGATCTAGCGGTCTATATTTTCCTAGAATATCTTGTGGTGGGGGAAATCTTAAATCATCTCTTAAACCATCTAAAATACTTATATTATCTCCTCTACCACCACCAATAACATTATCTGGAAGTTGTGAATAGTCTGGTGGATTTACAGCAGAGCCACCTGGGAAATATGATGGATCATCTGCTTCTGCTGGAACTGTTGGAACTGTTGGAACATTCAAGTCTGCTTGCGTATAACCTTGTGGCATAGCAGCTGAATAGCTCATACCTGGTGCAATCATGTTGGGTACATTCTGTCCGCCAGCTATGGATTGTGCATAGTTTAAACCACTTGTATAAGTTGGATCTGTCATTGTCGTACTGTTGTTGTTTGTGCCATAAGAGTAACCACCTGTTCTATTGTTGTTAGCAACATAATCTGCAATATTAGAATTATTCCCGATAAGATCACTAACATCTCCAAGCCCTAAAGCTGCTATATATTCTTCAGGATCAAAGTTAATATCCATAATATTTTCCTAGTTTGTTGTAGTTTAGCAAAGATTTAGACCTCATGCCATTCTTTACCTTCAAATAATAAAGCCTCAGCCTCTCTTCTTCTTACCAAACCTTGTAAAACCTTTCCGCCAGCTTTATTCCATCTTTTTATTTGTGCTGGTATATCATTCCAATCTGGGTGTGAGGTATTTAAAACTTTTAATAAAGTTGAACTTTTTAAGTTAGCTGGCCCAAGATTAAATACCCATGAAACCATAGCATCAAATTCGTTTTGTTTTAAATCGGTTTCAACCAAGTCATTTATATAACCTTCGTATTCTTCCATTTCGTGCAATAACAATTCATCGGCTTCTTCTTGGGTAATAGTATCACCTTCTTTTACACCCTTAGTTGAGCCATAACCTATTGTTAAAACATTAGCTGCACAACGATAAGCTTCAAGTTTGCAACCCTCAAACTTTTTAATTAGGGACAAACCCTCTTTTGATATTTTCATGTTACTCCTTTTTGTCGCTGGAGTTAGATGCTCCAAAATAGAATGAAATAATCGCACTTGCCAATCCTCCTAAATAACCAAGCACCAAATTAATTAACGCTTCGCTGTTTTGCTCTGGTGGTTGTAATGTTACTAAAAATATATAACCAAGAAATCCACCTATGGTAGCAATACCAATAATTCTAGCAGTCCAGTCTTTGCTAAACATACCTCTAGCATTTTGTTTGTCTTGTGTTTCTAATTTAAAAACATCAACATCAAGTTCTTTCATTTGAACTTCAAACTCTTGTTCAGCCTTTTTAAGTTCAAGCATTTGTTCTGGAGTTGCGTTTTGGATTGCTTGTTGTATGGATTTTTGATCGTTAGATACGCCTAGCACTTCTGCTATTTTACCCATAGCCATTCCACCTAAAGGCCCACTAATTGCTGTGCCTAACGTTGGTGCAACAGCACCTACTATATTTTTTAAAATACCTTTCATAATATCACCGTTACTATTGCAATAGATAAAGCGCCAATAAAGCCAAACACTCCAAATGTTGCCATTTTAATAGTGTTATTAATTGCTGCTATTTCTTGTTTTATATCTGCAAACTCATTAAAGGCTGTTTTCCACCTTTCTTCGTTTTCTTTTTTTGAAACTGCCAAGTCGGCAGCAACATGACTTGCTGTTATTCTTTTCGTGGTCATATAATTGTATAAATGTTTATAGATTTTTCTTTTCCTTTAACTTTAATGTCATCTAACTCTCTCAGTATAATCTGATCGCTAAAGTTTTTTACATGAATAGTATCATAACCTATAACAATATCTTCTCCAACATCCTTAGTAGAACTTTCAAGCCTAGCAGCAAGGTTTACTGCATCACCTATAGCAGTATAATCAAATCTTGTATCACTACCCATGTTGCCTATAACAGCATCACCACTATTAACACCTATACCTATTTCAACACCCAAATCAGCTTTTTTAATATTTTCTTGTATCTCTTCAGCACATAACACAGCTAAAGTTTCATGGTTGGGTAAGTCAATCGGTGCGTTAAAAATAGCCATCATGGCATCACCAATATATTTATCTACCATACCGCCATACTTTTTAACTGCATCTGCTTGTATGGTAAGTGCTTTATTCATTAATTCAGTAACTTCTTCTGGTTCTAATTTTTCAGACATAGCAGTAAAACCTCTGACATCTGTAAATAAAAATGTGCAATACCTACGCTCACCACCAAGTTTTAATAAACTTGGATTGTCTTGTAATTGTTTTACCTGGCGTGGATCTAAGTAATGTTCAAACTGTTTTTTAATTTGTTGTCGTAATTTATATTGTTTTTGGTAGTTAAGATAGAAAGAAATCGTTGCAGTTATGATTTGTGATACAAAAGTCCATGAAAAATCAATTAAAAAGCCCTTTTGAACGCTAAAAACGCCTGAGAAGCCCGTAGTGAGCAAGATAATTCCAAGCATACCTGCGCCCTTAACTACACTCAAAGAATTGATTACAAGCCACACCAACGACACAAATATTCCAAAAATTAAAATTTCCGCTGCCAAGTGCCAATTTGGAATATATGGAGAGTTTTCTATCAAAATTGACTCAGATAATGCTGCTTGAACCTTATGTGGTTCTAATAAACCAGTTGGAGTTGCAATTTGAGGCATGACTCCGTTAGCATTAACACCTACAAACACAAACTTACCCGCAACATCCATTTCTTGTAATGTAGTTTCTGGAGTATCAACCCAAGAAATCCATTTACGCCCAAGACTATCTGTTTTAACTGGTGGCAATCCTTTAACTCTAATTTCTTCTATCCCAAGTTCATTAGTTTTAATGACATAAGTTTTTGCATTAACCAATGATTTTAAAACCTCAGTTCCAAAGGCAGGAACATATCCATCTGGAGTTCTAAGTAGTAATGGTATTTTTCTAACTAGGTTATCTACATCGGTTGGTGCGGTAGCTATACCCTCTTGGGCATGAGTTGTTAATATTTCTATATTTTTTACAACACCGCTAGTTAGCATCCCACCAACATCATCACCAAGAATTACTGTTCCAGTTGTTTTTGGATATTTACCATTTGGCGTTTCAAACATTGCTAATATAGATGTGCCGTATTTTAATGACTCTGAAAAATAATAATCCCCGCCAGTACGATCAGGTTGTGGAAAAGATATAACCCAACCAACTCCAACAGCTCCTTTTGCAATTATGTCGCTGTGGATTTCTCCAAGTCTTTTTCTTGGAAGCGGCCAACCACCCTCATTGGTTATATCTTCTTCAGTTATATTTAATATGGTGAAATAACCAGATGGCTCATGTTTGGGTACAAGATAATCAAAAACTTTTAATTTTAATATTTCTGTTGGAGTGCTTTGGAATACTAGGGGTAGTGCTAGTATTATAAGTATAGGTAATAATAGTTTATTCATTTTATTTTAGTTTCGGCTTCTACAATATATTCTTTTATATCCACCAACCACGCCTTCAGCCTATTTGCTTGCTTTAAATGAAATTCTTTTTTATCTTTCTTTGCAAGTGCCTGGTCATAATGAAAATCAATAATATGCAAAACCACAGCAATAGCATTTTGGTAAGGCATCCGAACCAAAGAAGAAAAGGATCTTTTTACATTGTTTTTCATTAATCGCTTTGAGTAATAGTGATAACACTTTCGCTGCCTCCGTTGACTTTAATTATATTTGAAATGCCATCTTGTATCAAAATAACCGTATAGGCATTACTACCATCTAAATCTATTCTTACACTTTCATTTACTTCTCTTCTTAAACTTACAACATTACCTGTAATTAAAGCTGTTATTTGTGTGTCAGGATCTTTACCTAACAAAGTACCACTAATTTGGGTGCTAGTTGCTTGTGCCAATTTATCTTCTTCATCTGCTACCGCTAGAGCATCAAGTACATTTAATAAATCTTCCAGGTAATTTACATCAAGATAATTTATATCTAGTTCAGTAAACTCTAGCTCATCTTCTAAAAAATCCTCTGCAAGATAATCAATATCTAAATCGTTAAAGTCTAAAACGCTATCTGTCTGATTTGCCGTTGTTTCTTCTTCTATAACCACATCTTCTTTTGGTGGGGTAACGATTAACATATTGTCAATTAAATCAAGCGTAAGATCTAAAATGACTGGTTTACTTGGTGCTGATTCAAACACGCTTACCGTAGTTGCTTGATAGGGTTTGTTTAAAGTAACAGTTCCCATGCCCGTAGTTACCAATATTTCGCCACTAGATAGGCCATATTTATCAGGCAAAAGAATAATTAAACTACGCCCAAGCTCATCAACTGTCGCAGTAAAGTCAGTACCACGAATAGCTATGTTTGCGGTGGGAGTTTTAAGAGTAATGTTTTGTTTGTCTATGCGGTTTAGATTGCCAGTAACAAACCTAGCTGTACCAAGTCCAAAGGTAAGGGCCATCTTTGCTTTGCTTGGGTCAGGATCGTAGATGTATTCATCTATTAAAAGCTGTGAATGTTCGGTTAGCTTTACGGTTGAATTATCAAGAAAAGTAATAGCCATGCGGCCATCTTTAGTTATAGCCTCATCGTTGCTTTGTATCGCAAACTTTAAATTAGCTTCGTATGGTTTATCTCTTACAATTTGTGCTGAACCATTTAGCTCAGATACATCACCAATATCAGCAACCGAGGCTTGTACCTTGGTCGTTTTGAATGACACAAACAGTAGAAGCAGAAGTGCCAGAAACGGATATGATTTTAAGCCAGTCATTGTCTTGGGTACTCAGTTGTTGAATATTAAAGTTTCTTGAACCACCAGTATGATCTAACCAAAAATATCCACCTGCTGAAGCATTAACACCAGTACCAGTATAAGTAACTGCGTTATCAGAACCATCTATATCCATATAGTTGGTTGCTCCATCAATGTTAATATTTGATGTAACTGTGTTATTAGAACCTTGAATAATCCAATCTAAATTAAGCGAAGCTGCTAATGCTGTAGTACCTTGATTTAAAGTAAAAGTATTGCTGCTTCCTGTAACTGCTATGTTGTGGTCAGAGCCATCTGAACTATAGGTATTAGTTGGATCTACTTGAATGGTAAATGCGTTAGTACCACCAGTAAAATTATATAAACCTGTAAAATTATCAGCGTTTATATCTCCTAGAAACTTGTTAGTTGCACCAATCATATTGATGTCAAGTGTCATGCTATTACCATCTAAATCAAAAGCGGTTAAACTGCCTGCTGTTGAGTTTAAGCCACCAATAATATTAGATATACCCAGCTGTTCTAAATCTATATTAGCTCCAGTACCAGATTGATCTACATATATTTCGTTATCAGCCGCGTATGTTGTCAATGCAGTCAGCATCACAATCAGGCTCATTAATTTCAATTTTTTCATTTTTTAATTTTACTCCTTCGTTATTATTTTGTAAAACCCAATAGCCTTTTTCATAGCCTGTTTTTATTATTTCTAACACGCCACCCTCAATGGCTTTCATTAACGCTATGGTTGATGATTCATTCCTAGCATTACCTAACTCTATTTCTACTAATTCTGTCCCTGCTTCTATAAACCTAAACACATCTTCTGACTTGCCATAACTAAATATGGTCTTTTGACTTAAAACTTCTAACAACACCTCACCAGTTGCAACTGACACCATGCGCAGACTAACGGTTATATTATCTTCTCTGTATTGTACGCTGTTGCCTATGCCTAAATACCTTGCACCCGTTCCGCCACTTTCTAGGTTAGCTTCGTAAGATATAACCGCACCTTCAATTAAAATACCAGCAAACAACAATGGTTGTAATTGTTTTTTCTTTTCTTCTTCGTTAGCAAACTGCTCTCTTGCAGATCTTATAAGTTGGCGTTCTTTGGTTAAATTATCTAACCCAACTCGTTCAACCACCCTAAAAAACTTTCCATTACCAGCGTGTTTTAAAGCTCGGATAAGAAGTGCGTTTGGTTGTTGGGTTATTGCGGTGCTAAACAAAGCAAACTCGCTGTTGCTTTTTCTTTGGCCAGTTTGATCGGTAAAGGCAGTTGGATAAACTGCAACTACTGGACTAACCTGTGGAACTGCAACATTTTTAAGTTCTGGGGATTGTAAGTCTTGGATTGATACTATGTCTTTGGCTGAAAATCTTTGCTCGTAGGTATCTTCAAACTGATTAAATAACGAACAGCTAGAAAGTAAAAGTACCAATGGGTATGATAATTTCTGTAACTGTTCCATCTGCTTCCGTAATTTTTAGGGTTAATGTTACACCATCGCTTGAATATTCTATGGTGTTGCCTTCTAGGGTTATTGTACCCGAATTTTGCGGTATTTCTCCAAAGAGATTATTAACCAACTGTCTTGATAATTCTGCATATACTCTTGATTCAAGATTACGCATAAACCTTGCTAAAGTAGAGTTTTCTTTCTCTCTTTCTATTTCATCCTGAAGAGCTTTTATTTCTTCTTTGATGGTAAGTTTACGAGTATGTTCTTGGTTTTCTATGGTTAGATAATGCGATGATGTACCAACACCATTAAAGCTGGGCGACTTAAACTTATGGGTTATAGTGTCAGCTGCCAAGTTCATGCCTATAACAGCTGTAAACATAATAGCGCCCATATAAAAAGCCCATACAGCTATCCTAGTTTTTTCTAATTCATAAGGATCAATCTTTTCTTTGGTCATATATATCCGCCTTAAACTTATGAGTTATGGTGTCAGCGTTTGCATTGCTTGCTGCAACATACAAAACAAAAATAAAAAATATAACAAATAAACCAACGGATATTCTAGC